TTAGGAAGGTCTGTAACTACCTCCTTTACGTCTTTGACTATAGGGAGAAAGTTTCGGACTAAGTCCGTGTAGGCCTCTTGCGCGGAGTTTTCCTCTAAGAGGATACCGCGCTCGAAGTTTCGTGAGTTACTCCATCTAGACAAAAGTTTCGATGTGAGATAACATCCTTGCTCCCTCTGTGTGATAGCGTTACGCTTCCACTCGGGGATGTACGGTTCAAGGGGCTCCGTAAGGAGTCCTGGTAACCCAAGCCCCCCCCATTCACGGGGGGTGAATAGTTCATGGTTATATTGTACATATTGGTTCATGTTCCTTAGGAACAGAAACAACATGGATTGTGCAATTCTTGCATTTTCACACCAACCCATCTCCTGGGAGAACTGACGCGCCTTGCCATAGGCAGGGTTCGTATCTTGGTCTCCCCGGGATGTTTTCTGCTCAGGAGATAGTAGCCGTACCTTAGGTACCGCTATCTCCGAGCCTCCGGTGGTAGTTCTACACAGCAAACCCTGTTGACAGTAGTTTACAGCGTACTGCATGATTCCCCACTTTTCAAGTGAAGGTTTCATGGTTGTGATCCTAGAGGCCTCTGCGTAACGCAGTAGATCTCTTGGGTCATCTGCGGCGTCGATTTGATCGTCGCCGGCTGTTGAAAAGTAGAAGGATGCAACCCCATTATGGGTGTATACATTCGCTACTTTGGCTAGGAAAGTTAAGACGATTTTCGTCCCTGGCTCTCCCATAAGTGATCCTGCATTGCTTATATTCTTTCCTATACCGTTATCAAAGATACGGGGAGAAAGAAGCATATCAACATACCCTGCGGTGTAACCGCTGGATATGTTTGCAGTACTCAGGAGCTTGTGCATAGCACGCCTTCCTGCCTGGTGGTTTATGTGGTCTGTTGCAGCCTCAAAATCACCTACCATAATGAAATTTGGAACCATGCGGTTTCCGCCATTTTCCAATTTCTTTAACCATTCGAACGCTTGGGCCCCAGCGCCCAATCCCGCCCTTAGGGAGGGATCGAACATTAGGAGTTCCCTAAGGACATGCCCGAAGGGCTGTCCATATGTGATAAAGGCCGCCATTGACTTAGTCACTACGCGTACCTTGTTACCGGGTTCCGGAATCGTTTCGCGAACTATTGGGAACGGTTTACCCGAAGGGTAACCGTACTCATCAATGAAACCATTGTCCAATAGTTCTATGAAACTCCAAGCAAAAAGTTGGAAACCAACTCTATTTTGCTCCGAGTCCTCATAGTCCTCCGTAAGGAGGCCGCTGTCGACTTTCATTGGGTCTTCCGACCCATCGTGCATCAGGGGAGGCCTTACCGTTACACGGCGTGGCACCCCTTTCCGTTCAATCACACTTTCTCCCGTAGGGAGTATGGTGCGCTTGTCTTCGGCCGGAATTCCTTCCAGCCACTCTTTAAGGTGGGTTAACACATAGTGTCTTCTCCCTCCTTCTCCGCGGCTATATTCATAGCATGCGGAGTTAGAGATACTGATGTGTCCGGTTTTGCGTTCCCAGTATTTACTGGGGACGTGGGACATAATGGACAGAGCAGCCGCTTCTGAATATTTCTCGAGCGTCTGCAGATCCTCATCAGTGGGTTCAGGAGATTCGCATAATGCTTTCTCATGATCTTCAAGTGCCAACCGGCAGGTGACATGGTCACCCGCTGGTAGCACCCGTGTACACGTAACCATATGCCATCTGGTGAGCTCTTCGCGGCTAAGGTTCTGTGGTTCTTTAAGAAGCCACGTTCCCTCTGGGTGTGCGGGCCAGCTTTGTTTCCATTCTGGATTTGGCTGGATTGCCCCACCGAAGAATAGATATAGGTACCTACAGTACCCCTTCCATTCTTTGCACGCGAAATGTGAGCTGTTATACCTGATTATCAGGCGAGCAGTTTGCATCCACCACCGTGCTTTAAAGCAAGTGGTCGATTTTGTTTCATCTGCAAAGCATAGAGCTAAGCAGGTATCAATGCCACGCCAAACTTTTACGAATCGTAATATGTTTGAGCATGTCGAGCCCAGGAGTGCGTTAACTTGGTTAACCCCTCCGGACACTAAACGCAGCGTCGGATATAGTTTTCCTTTAAGGAATTTAATGTCCTTCGCTTCCAACGGTCTTTCACCTCGCTTGGCTAAAGTAGCCATCAGCTTCTGACCAGTGGGAAGCCGCATGTTATGCATGCTTTCCCACACCCTACGTTGTGCTGATAGTACAGCAGGGGCAATGAGGTTTTGCTCCTTAGGAGCTTTTCCCTCATCCACCTCTATTAGTAGACTCCGCACACTGTCATCCAACTCTTGGGCTTGCCCAAGAGGACTCGATGAAATCAGTGGCATTTAGATCTCTTTGGGATCAAGATGTAAACGGATCGAACATAGTTCGGG